AGCAGAGGTAACTGCGGAAATAGCTAGTGTACTAATAGCGTAAACACCAATCCAACCCCAAGCTCCAGCTGCGAGGGCTGTTGTTAATGTCATACCAGCCGCTGCACCTGTAGCATAAGTTGCAATCGCTGCGGATATTGGGTCTCTGGGCGCTCTGTCCCAGCTATTAGCGTGACGCATTACATTGTAAGGTAAGTTACTTCTCATTTCAGAACCCAAGCACTTTCTACATCTTCGATGTTCATTCTAATTAGACCGTCCTTAGAAAGGAAGATACCCCTAGACCCAATGGAAATACCAAGGGCTGCACCAGTAACCCACCTTTGGTTCTTACTTGTTGTAACAAGACTTCCGAAGACGGGTTGTTGAACTCTTACCAGCTTACTAGCCAGTCCGTTAAATAGCGTGGAGTGTTTAAACTCCCTTCGCAAACTAGATGCGTGTTTTGGTGTTCTGCCGTTCATGTAGCGACCCATCCAATCATCTGCATAACCTACGCCGTACATAGCTCTAAAAGCCCCGTTGGTGAAGGTAAAGCAATCGTTGACTCCCCACTCGAAGGGTTCATCAGATAGATTGGATAGGTATATGTTTAAACGCTCTTTCGGCCCCATGCTACTTGTTGATCCTGTATTGTTTGCACATAGGAGAAGAAAGTGTCTCCACTGTATCGGGATTGGTGGTTCTCGTCTGTGTAACGCCAGTTACTCGATCTCTCAAGCTCAACTAGGTTGCTCTCAACTTGTAGCTCTACTGTGCTTGAATCTGGAGCATCATACAGGCTCATTGTGTTCATCTTACCAGCGAAGATTTGCACGACATCAGACACGCCTTGCTCACCGAAGTACATCCTAACTGTCCTACGTTGGTAGGGTTCTTGTAAGGCTAGGGATACGACAGTTGAGTCAACACCGCTTAGGGTCAGTGAGAACGACTTAGCTGACAGGTCGTTAACCTCGTCGATACCACTAAGGGACAACAGGCTACCTGTACCAGTGAAGGTCTGATCTGCACCTTGTACGTTAATAGTTCTGTCGCCAAGCCCAGTCCAAAGACGTAGGGGAGCGGTGTCAAACATAAGCTCGACAGCAAAGAAGGGCTGGATAGAGTTAGCCCCCAAGGCATTAAGAAGGTTTACAGGAATGTCTCTACTCACGATACAACCTCCGTAGCCCCGAAGGAAATGCCGAAGAAGCTGGCATTATCAACCGACCATGCAACCTCGTTAGTCGCCAGACGAAACAGACCGACTGAGTTAGTAAGGTTAGCCGTAACGGAAGAACGATCCTTACGCAGCTTAGGCCACACCTCTAGTGTTCCATCACCATTTTGGTCAACCAGAACCTTGTGTAGTGTCGCATCAGAAGCAGCCCCCAGCTGAATGTAGTCTCCAGCCTTTAGTGTACCTATCATAGTAACTGTAAGGCTATCATCCCCTGTAGACCCACTAACTGTAGCAGAGGTAGCAGTACCCCTAGCTGACTTAGCAGATGGATCGTAGAGCAAGAACGTACCCTGACGCCCCTTTAGCGCCATAAGGAACGACACCCAAGATTCAGCATCGTCCCTGTTCATGGGGGGAAGAGTTACATCCGCTTCCCACATTTGCCCATCGTAGGAATGTGTCTGCTGTTTGTATGTGAAAGGGCTTTGGGACACCGCTACAGTATTCCTAGCCCGTAGCTCAATACTAGCCATACCAATATTAGTAGGTAGGCTGAGTGGATAACTGATTGCCATTATGCAAATGCCTTCCCATAGCTTCCACCACGTCTCTTAGCGTCCAGTACAGCACCTTTAGCACTGTCTGCGATCTGTGGCATCATTTGTCGTATCTCAGCCCGTACAGTTTGTTGTACGCCTGTGGATACGTTTATGTTCTGTACGATGGTAACTCCACCAAGACCAGATTGGCTATTAGGAGTGATAGTACCGCCACCAATACCCGGAGTAAAGATTTCTGGTCCACGCTCACCAACGAGGTAACTACCTCCAGCGGCGACTGGGCCACCATTAGCTTTGCCGCCATTCAGGGCAGTTCCTATAGCGCCTACAATACCACTGGATTCTACTATTCTTTCCCCACCTGTCCCAACGCTAGTGGAGTAACCGCCAATCAACTTCTTTAAGACGTACACTTTGTACAAGTCCTTGATGATAGAAGCAGCCATAGATTTAAATGCGTCCTTAACTGACATAGTACCATCAACCATAGACATGAAAGCGTTAGTCATATTGTTTTCAAGGCTCTTAGCCAAGTCGTTCATTTGCTTCTCTAGTGGGGTAAGCTGTTTGAGCAACGCAAGACGTTTACGATCTAGGTCTTCTTGTTTCTTGGTTGCTTCAGCTTTGTCAAAGGCTGCAAGTGCCTGACCTTGTAAGCTACGAAGGTTCATCACCAACTGTAAGCCTTCATTCTTAAGTGGGTCTATCCCACGCTCCCGAAGATCGTTGGTTAGCTTTATAAACGCCACTTTTTGTTGGGCAAGTAACAGCTCTCTGCCAGTCAAACCTACGGTAATCTTTTGAAGGTCATAAGCCTTACCTTGAGTGTCGTACCACTTCCGGTTTTCATCCTGAGCTTTCTTGATGGCAGTGATAGTTTTAAGTATAAAGTCAGCACGTTTTTTAGCGTTAGCTATCTGGTCTTTCTCCAGTTGCGCTGCATCCTTTTTACCTTGTTCAATCGCATCAGCTTGGGCTGTAGCCCTATTGGTAGCCTGTTCAAGCGCCCTCAAGGCGGAGTTCTTACTGTCGATCTGCTTTTGTAGAGTGTCTATCTCTTCCTGTATGTCTTTGTTTATATTTTGCCAGCCCGTGTTGTAATTACGGTCACCCTCTTGGGGGTTGCTTTGTAGTTCCATCATCTTTTGTGCCAGAAGGTCTACGTCAGATTGCAACGCAATTCTAGCTTTGATGAACTCTGGGCTAAATCCAGTTCTAGCTGAGGACAGTGCTGTTTGAGCATCCGTAAAGGAACTCATCATGTTGTCCATGGCAGTCTTGACTTTTTCGGCGGTATCCTCCGCTTGCTCTCCAGTATTCCAAAGAGCAGTCACGAGGCCACCCAATACAGCAATACCAAGACCAATAGCAGCCCCCCAAGGACCAGCGAAGAAGCCAGCCAACTGGGAGAACTGTTGGGTAAATGCAATTACGGGGTTCTGTCCAGCTTGTATCTGAACTATGAAATCCTGTAACTGGTAACCAGCTTGCTGTGCAGCTATCTCTTTGCGGCGCATTGCTTTACCGCTTGAGTTTACCTTGTTGATGTACTGATCTAACGCTTTGCCACCCTCTTTCGTAGCTGTGCGAAGTCGTAGTATCTCATCGTTAAGTTGTTTCTGGCCCTTACGCATAATGCCAGCACTAATGTTACCAGCTTTCTGTTGGTCGCTAAGATACTTAACTTCCTTCTGGAGCATGTTTAGTCGCTTGGTAGCTTGTACAACAGGTGTATCATTAGTCTCAAAACCAATGATGTATTTAAGGTCTGCTCTAGCCATTTATAGCTCCTAAGTACGATGTGTCCAGCCGCTTTACGGCAGCAATGTCTCTTGCGTTTAGAGGGGTATGTGTAATTTCCATCCAAGCCTTGATCTCTTGATACGACAAGGGGTTTACCGACATCCCACTAGAACGGCCTTTGTTCAAGTCCAGAAATGCAGACCAGATATGAGAGACCCCCAGTGGAAATGACGGCCCCTCTAAATCCTTCGGTGTAACACCAGTTTGGTTTTCTACTTGCTGTAGATGCTCTCTTTTAGAAACTCCAGACTGATCCACTGCGGAAAGACTAAACTCGTGTTCAGCATAGTCTACCAACTGCGAGATCAGTCCTTCATAAAATCCAGCGAAGTAGCAAGTGCGCTCTCCAACTGCTCTCTGATCCAGAAAACTTCTGTGTAAATCTTACGGGCAGTACCCTCTGTAAGCTCTGGTTTCTCTCCATCAAACGTGATGTTCCAAGACTTAGTTGTTTTGGATAGTAGAGAGAGAGTTGATTCCTCAATCTCAGCCGACTTGAATTTAGCCACATCTTTAGCAGACATACGGTTCAATCTATCATCTGTCAACTCGTACAACGCACCCTTATACTCTGGAGAGTGTTGGGCGTACATTACAACGGTCATTGGTGTGTCGTCATCGTTTTGTAAAACTTCGTGAGTAGATGGGTGAAACAGGATCACCTCTACTGTATTACTCTTCGGAGTAAGGTCTTTTAAATCCATTGTCGGGTTTCCTTATCGGGATGTCGGGTGGGAAAATGGGGAGCGTCAGACCCGACACCGACACTCCCCGCCTGTAGCTACAGGATTCTTATGTGCGTGTAATACGCAAGTTTGTCTCTGTTCCCTCATCACGGAGTGCGATAAATGACAGGGCGATAACACGGCTAGTTGGTCCATCGACACCAACGTCAGCAGAGTTGATCTTACAGCGTGGGAAGAAAAACTCCATAGTGTTAGGTGTGCTTTCGTTGTCGCCAACTGTGACCTTCAGGGAAGTCTCTGTCTCGTCAATGAAGCGGTTCAGAAGGTCTGCATTTTCAAAGTAAGCTGAGATAGAGCCTTCAACTACAGCGTTACCAACCTCAAGGGAAGGTGCGCTATCGTCGCCAACTACGAATGTCGGAGCGAAGCCATTAGTAATTGTGAAGTCCATTGCTGTAACGATAGCAGCGACTGACCCACCAATCTCTAAGTCACCAGAGTAAGCGTCGAAAGGTGCAGCACCTGTAGCAGCATCTTGTGTCTTCTCTGTGGCAGAGATTACCATGTCTTTACCGACAATACCGAATGTACCAGTTACCATTGCGTTAGGTGCAAGAGCGACAGACAAGGTATTCACTGAGCAACCTGTGAACAAACGAGCTTGGTCGATGTCAGCTGCATAGTCCTCAATGGAAAAATACTTTGGTACTGTACCAACTTTGAGTACGTTACCGTCCCATGTGTTAAGCATAGCCGCTTCAAGGAAGTCATCGTAATCTGTGTCACGAAGGTCAGCTGTGATGTCACCAGCTACTTGACGGTTACCGTGACGGTCTACGCGAGACATACGGTCAGCTTGGATGTCAGTACCCTCTACACGATCTTTTGTCATGTTCAAAGAGTGGGAAGTGAAAGGTAAGTTTTGAAAGTTACCAGCTGGTGTCGTGCCGAAAGTGCTTTCGACGATGTATGACAGACTGGAACGTGAACCCTGTGCAAAGGCCATATTGTATTCTCCTAGAATTAGTTATAAGCATACCAACCGATGGTAACTGGGACAAAGTACCAAGGGCTATCCAAGAACCCACGCTCTCTTTGTACATAGTCAATGGAAACGGTTATGTTGTTGTGGTTAAGTGATGTAGTAGCTTCAAACGCATTGACTACGTTATCAACCATTGTTTGGGATGCGGAAGGGCCATTGCCTTCTGGTGCATAGCACAACAGTCTAAACAGACCATCGTATCTCTGTTGTGGGTTAAGGCCCCTTACAATAGGAACCCTAGATATGGGGATGTGTTGTACCTCTATGTAGCTCTGACCCGTAGTTGGATTGAACGGTACATTCTCGTAGGCCACCTGTGGCAGGTTTACTACATTACTTAGTTGTAGTTCTAAGGCAGCTCTAATGCTGCTATCTGCGTTTGACACTTGATGATCCCCCCAAATAAGCCCTCACACCATGCCGTGCATCTACATATTCTGCGTGAGGAGAGTTGTTTCTGAGAACTATGGTAGAGGTTGAACCCTTCAAGTCCACTTTGTCTAAGTCTGATAGGAGAAGTTTGTAACCCTCTCTTGCCTTAGCACTCTTGTTCTGCCTTCTAGGAAGTCCGTGTGATGACTTGCCCCTTGGCCTACCCCTACCTACAGTAAATGAGAAGCTAGTCACAAAGGCACCTGTGTCCACAAAAGGCTCAGAGTAGTTAGTTACAGCATAAGCTAACGAGGCTAGAGCTTTCTTCTTGTCTCTTTCTATCTGTTCGTCGAGACCTCTTATCTTGGCCTCAAGGTCAACAGAGACAACTGTTTTAATAGACATTACTCAGATACCTCGCAGATGTAACAGACGATAGTACCAGCGTTGTAGAATGTGCTAACACGGTTTATATTCACCACATCACCGACACCAGAAATTTGATCTCCGTCGTCTGGAGTTGTCCCAAGGCCAAGGTAAGGTATAATACAACGTCTTGAGCCACGTCGAATGTCATCTGTGAGTATCCCCTCTACATTGTCGTACATATAACCAGTGAACTCGAAGTCATCTGTAGTAGAAGTAGCAGTACCTGTGGCGGGATCATAAGCCCCTGTGGTGGACTTAATAAGGATCATAGGAGAACCGTAGCGTTCTACCAGTTTAAGTAAGTTGTACGCTCTCATGGTGGCCCGTCCTTAATCGTATTTGTACTCAGCTTCGTCGATCTTGAATTGGTCTTTGTTAAACTCTGGCTTAACACGGTTGGTATTGGATCGGACTGCATCAACGGTAGAGACTGTAATCCCTCCAGCTAAAACGCCCAAGCCACCTGACTTCTGTGATTGGTAATCCAGTGTGTCTGCCAGCGCAATGTAATGCTCTTTTAGCTGTGAGGCTGACTCTTTAAGAGCGCCGCTAATCTCACTGTCTACACTGCGGGAGTATTTAGCTGCTAGGACACGACAAACCCATGCCCCAGCTTTATATACGTTGTTGTTAGCTTGAGCTAAGGCGAAGGAGACTTCCTCATCTTGTACTTGAGGATCGTTAGTATCTGTGTCGCCAATCAGTAACCGAGTAGCGTTTAACCTGCCAAGTGCATCACTTGTGCTTAGGTTGCCTTCATCGTAGCTCCAAGCCATTAGTCATTCTCCAACTTTCCATGTGTTCTTCGCCAGCTACGGATTAGACCACGCTGCTTATCTAGTATCCGAGACTTCTTACATTTAAGGCGATCAAACTCAGCCTTGCTAGTAGTCTTGGCTTTAACCTTATCGTTGATGGAGTCCACTACCTTAGCTAGGGCATCGACATCAAGAGCTTCTAGTCCGTCACCAACTTTGGCTTTGTCTTCCAACTCACCATTGTGGTAAAGGTAATCATTGTTATACAGAGCTTCTACAGCGTTCTTGTCTATAGACAACTCTTTCCAAGGGAAGTGTTCTTGTCGTTTCCACTCTCGCTTGCTACCTGTAAAGGGTACTTTAACAAATACGGGTCGGTCATATTGAAATGGCATCATCGTCGGGGTTCCTCATGTAAAAGTGGTGGGGACCACGAAAGCCCCCACCAAAGTTGTTTAGGCTACTACTGTATCGAAGAAGTAACCCAAATCAGCGCCAGTGACTTGCATGTCATAGGCCATTTTAACTTGAATGTGTTCAGCAACTTGCTGACGCTTGAGTGCATCGTCAGAGAAGCTCTCTACGGTGATGCCCAAGTTGTTTGCACCGGGAACATTGTTCCATGCGAATGTGAGACCAGCGGCAGGGGTCATCAGACCAGCGCCTTTTGGACCGTGTACCAACAGGGCATGTTTGCCACCGATGAAAGAGTTGCTTTCCGCTACGCCTTCAACGCTGTCGTTTTTCACAGCTTCCATGACGTAGAAGTTTTCTACCTCAAAGATTTCAGCCAACTTAGCGTCAGTGATGAGTGCTGTGTTTGCTACAGTTGCGCCACCGTTCAGACGGGCAAGGATAGCTGGGTGGTTAATCAGAACGTCACGAACTTCTTTACCAACAACCATTGTGTTTGGCTTGAAGCCACCAGATTTCAGCTGCATAGTGCGGCGAGCATTGGTAACGTCTTGGATTGGTGTGCCGTCTGTGTAATCTGACCACAGGTTAGCAGGAGTTGATTCTGAACCCCAGATAGATGCAGCGAAGAAGTTTGCAGCGAACTGCTCTTCACGGTGGATCATCAAACGTGTTGCCAAAGTCTGTGCGCCAGCTGAACGGATGTCCAGTGCTGCGTCTTCGTTTGCCAAAGTCTGTTGGTCGAAGTCCATGCCCAAGCCGAATACGTCAGCGTAGTAAGAGCTATTGGAGATCGACATGCCGATGCGGTTAACTTCTGTGCGTGGAGCCAGAGCTTTAACATCGCCAGTACGGTTCATGTTGTCGCGGTCATAGATGTAGAACTTGTCGGACTGACGCTCAACGCCTACGACAGGAAATACTTTATCCGCAATGAAGTTAGATTGGTCTTGAGCAAACGCCAAAGTGAGGTTTGTCAAGGGTTGGTCCAGATGGACCGAAGATGGTGTCAAAAGTGGCATTATATTATTCCTTCAATGCTTAGATTAGGCAGGTACTACGTTGCCGCCTTGGATCATTTCGATTTCGATGATCTGACCGTCTACGCCAGCTTCACGAGCGTAACCAAGAACAACATCACCAGCGGCAGCAGTCAAAGCAGTGCCATCAGCACCAGTTTGAACTTGAGCACCAGCAGCAATAACACCACCAGCTTCTACCATGACGGAGCCAGAGACACACACTGTAACAGCTTTACCAGCTGTACCGCCGGAGATACAAACGCCGATAGCGTTCTCACCAGCTGCGTCTGCCAGATCAACTTGACCATCGGCTTCCAGAGTTACGAATTTGAATTGTGCTGCGGAGAGGTCTTCCCCTGCAACGAAAGTGCGGTTGTCGCGAGATTGCATAACAGCCATTTTTATTCCCCTTTGTAGGATTTAGTGATTAGAGCTTTACCTTCATCGGTCTTTGCTACGGCAGCGTATGCTTTAGCGTAGTCACTCTTTTTCATTGAGTTGGTGTCCAGATAGGACTTTACAAGTGCATCAAGTTTGTCAGTTGCGGTAGTGAACTCACCGTCAACATCGGCCTTGCCTACTTCTTCCATTGACGCACCGAAGGCAGCATCAGCCGCTTTGAGTACACCCATGATCTCTTCGTTAGCCTCGAAAGACTTAACAAGTTCTTTTGCAGCTGCTACTTCAAAGTTAGGAAGGGCTGCTTCCGCCTTGGCAGTCAGTTCTGCATCTGCTTTAGCAACCTCAGCGGCTTCAAGAGCCTTCAAGATTACAGCAGGAATGTCAGCTTTGTTGATGCTCTCACCATCATACTCGACAAACTCTTCTGGGGCTTTCTTCTCGATGCTATCAGCACGGATCACATAGCCATTTTCAATAAGAGCTTTACGCATGTTCTGGTTGTCAGCTTTCAGACGCTCTACTTCTTCTGCGAGAGGGTTGATTTCCTCAGCAGCTTCTTCTACAGCTTCTTCTGACTTCTTCATGTCAAAGTTGTAAGCCTTCATAGCTTCTTCTTCTGACATACCCTTATCCATGTAAGGCTTGAGCTTTTCCAGCATCTCGTCAGACATTTTCTCTGTTGTCTCTACTTCGTTTTCCATAATATCTCCGTTGGAGTTGTCCCGCTTGAATAGTGAAACCATTGCTTGTGCATTGGCTGGGCGATCAACTAACGACAGTTCATCTAACTCAAGCTCCTTTAAAAGGTTAGCCATTATAACTCTTCCTTCATTGCTCTGCCGCCAATGCTAAAGGCAGCTAGTTCACCAGACTTGACCTTGGCCCAAACGTCATCGTTATAAACTTTAAACGCGACAATCCAACCCTCACGGTCACTCTGTATGCCAAGGCTCTCACCGATCTCTTTCGTGATAGGCATGGAGTGGATAACCGCCCCAATCTGATCTCCCTTGTGCATCTCTTTACCTACACGGACATGCTCCATAAACTTGTTTACGGCACGAACTAGCGTGTCAGGTGCAATCACATCGCCTTGGCGGTCAATCACTGGTTCACCCTTTTCGGTTACTACAGAGGCCCAGCCATAGACCATGCGTTGCTCATCATCGGCCTTTAGGATTTGGCCTGTTATATCTTTTGTCATACTACCCACGGTACTACCACTCCACATTCTGCACGACCAATACCGTGCGCTTGTTTTATCCTTTGCAGTGTCACATGAGTGTCGGCTGCGGAAGTTAGCCCTAGCTTTAGGGTCGTCCCTACGGATTTCCATGTTAGGGTCTCCGAAGGTAACCTTCTTAGTTTTATCCCCATCCTTGACGTACACACCAAACTTCTTACTGGAACCTTTAGGTAACCGGAATGGTTTGTTTAATGGCTTGTCAGCTTTGTTGATGTCTCCCTCTAGGGGGAGGTTGTCTATGTCAAAAGCGTCAGCCATTAGTCTAAGTCCTCTTTGATGATGATAGTGAAGTAACCGTTGTTAGGGAAGGTCTCTACTGTAGCATCCCCGTAAGTAACCTCTATCTCACCGTAGTAAGTCCCGGCTGTGTTAGTATCTCCAGCTTGCCATGAGTACTCTACGATACCGTTTATATCATCCGCTACAGTTGCAACTGCATCTACCTTCAGGGAGCTTGCTCCGTAAGCCTTCATGTGAAAACGGGCGGAACAACCTGCTAGACCAATAGCGTTGCCAAGAGCATCTGTAAGAGTGACAGACAGCTTAGGTGCAGTGTCGTTTGTTTTAATCCTAAAAGCCATTAGCCTACCTTAACCTTATTATTGTTGCCGAACCTGACAGAGTTTCCGTTAGCCCCGTTTACTCTAGTTCCTATGCGCCTCTGACCTATGTTAACGACCCTAGCTAGGTCAGCGTTGTAGTATGGCTCACCTAGCTCTGGAGGTCTGGAGATTAGCTCTTCCATGTAGAACAGGTGGTCACCAACTTTAAGCGCCCTATCTACCACAGGTATACCAGTGGAAATGTTGCCAGTGGATAGTACGTTGTTCTCTGTGAATGGACCAAACGGAATGATTACCGCACCAGTGTAGATGTCGCCAGTATCGAAGGTCTCTTCTTCCGACATAGTGTTGGCTGGTAGCTCTACAGCGCCAGTAACCAACTCAGGTGCAGAGAACGTCTCTTCCTCTTGCATAGTGTTGTCTGGTACAGAAGGCGATCCAGCGTCAAGTACGACAGAGGATAGTTTGTTGTCTTCTACGAAGTCAGCACTTGGGGTCTCAGGATCGTTTGTTAGTATGTCCCTAGCTACGAATGTTTCCTCTTCAAACATCGTATTGTCTGGGAGATCAACCGCGCCAGTCTCAAGAGCTACAGGCTCGAAAGTTTGATCTTGGTTGAACGCAGAAGTACCGTTGACAGGGCTTCCTGTTTCGAGTGTTCCAGTGGAGAACGTCTCGTCCTCTTGCATAGTGTTGTCTGGAAGGTCTACGTTTCCAGTGGCAAGCTCTCCGGTGGAAAGTATGTTGTTCTCTGTGATGTCTGCCGTGTCAGTATCTGCGGAACCTGTAGCAAGCTCTCCGGTGGAAAGCGTCTCTTCCTCAGACATTGTTGTGTCGTCAACAACTACAGCGCCAGTCTCAAGGGCT